CTATGGCGGCCGACCTTGCCAAGGACAAGGGGTGGTATGTGGAGCTCAATGCGGACGGGAGCGCTTGGGTGAACGGCATGGACCGCTGGGCCATGGGGCGGTTCGACGGGAAGCCGTCCACTGTGGGAGCGTTGTTCGAACGTGCCCGGTCGGCCTACCTGGAGGTGTCCGCCACACAGGTCCCCGCCCTGTCCAAGGTTCTTTCCCGTGCGCTTGTCGATATATCGGCGCGGCGGGAGATATCCTTGCTGGCGGTGAATGTCGGTGGGAGGATCGTGTATCTGACCATGGACCATGTCCGGCACCTGAGGGATCTTGTTGACCAGGGGAAAAGGGAGGCTTTCGTCGCATCTTTGCTCTGATGCGAAAAACGGGCCTCTGGCGGCCTCTACGGTTTCAAAGCTCAAGTAGGACGGCTTTTGCCATAACCCCCGTTGTACAACGTTGTTAAACGCCTTTGCGGGCAAATTGGCTGCGGGTGCGTAATATCGGATGGCAAATCCACCCGAGACAGCCCCGCATCACGGCGTTTTGGATTTATTCCCGGTCGTTTTTGATAGGCTGGGATTGATGATGGACAAGCAGCCAAGGAGGGTTTGCTATGGAAAGAGAAAAGACACTCAAGCGCATGGAGCTTGCACGGGTGGGCCAGTTCGGAATGGACGGGGCCGAGATCACCCTGAAGGATCTGCGCGAGGTCAAGGAAACATTCGATGGCCGTGCGCCCGTCTCGATCGGACACGACATGACCAAGGATAAGGATTGGTGGCCGAGCTTCGGAAACGTGGTCGCCTTGGAGCTGCAGGAGTCCGATGATGGCGTGAGCGCCACCCTCAGCGGGGATGTGATGCTGGACATCGTGCTTGCCGAGGCGATTGACCAGGGTTTTTATGACGGTTGGTCGATCTCGATTCCCCAAAGGGGCAGCGATTCCAAGCGGTACCTGCACCACCTGGCGTTCCTCGGTGCGGTTCCTCCCAAGATCCGCGACCTGAAGATACTTAAGGAGCTTCGCGACAGCGGGGCGCCGAGCATCGAGGGTGGCACGGATTTTGCCGATTCGTTTGTCTTTCACAAGTCGGACTTCGCCGAGCCGGATAAGGTGCCTGGAGAGGATCCTCCAGCGGATCCTGTCGAACCGCCAGAGGAGGCACCTGCGGATATTCCTGCAGACGACCATAAGGATGATCCGGATCCAGAGCCTGTTGCCGAGACTCCGGCTCCCCCTGCAGCTTCCCCCGATTTTTCGGACAAGAGGATGGAGTCGGCCAAAAAGATGTACAAGGGGGCCCAGCGGGCCCGGATCAAGGCCGAGCTGACACCCGTGGTTCCCGCGGGAATGATGGACAAGGTCCTTGAGTTCAGCGACAGGTTGTGCGACCTGGGCCAGTCGGATTTCTCCGATGAGGAGGATGCGATGGTTGCCCGGTTCGTGGAGATAGTGAAGTCGATTCCGGACGGCAGGTCGAACCTGACCAAGCGGCACGATTTCAGCGATGCGAGAAGAGGCCAGGAGGAGATCATCGACATCTCGGCCCTGGCACAAAGATATTGACGCACTGAGGGTGCGCTTAAGGAGATCATATGGAAGCAAGAACGCAGTATCAGACGATCGAGGCTAAGGAAGTGATCGATGGGCGGCACCCGCCCGTGATTTTCCCGGTGATCGCTAAGTCTGAACAGGGCATCATCCCTGCAGGATGTGTGCTCGCGAAGGATTCGGACGGCAAGGTGGTTCCGTACGCCGTGGTGTCCGACGAGGAAATGACCGGACTGGTCAACGACGCGAACAAGGTGTTCACCCACACGAGCGAGGCCGCTCCCCTGCAGCCTGGTTCGGTCAAGGTGACGCACGGCTTGGTCGAACTGGCCGACAACGGGCACGGGGTCATCGCAGGGACCGGAGGATCCGGTACCGTCGACTATGAGACGGGTGCGATCTCGGTATCGTTCCAGTCTGCACCCGCAGCGGATTCCGGAAGTCCGGAAGTCGAGGTTGCGAGGGCAGTGTTCGCCGTGGCGATCCGTCCGACCGACACCTCCCGCGAGGATATCGTGAGCGCGATCGTCCACGGGACGGTGCTCAAGACGGCTCTGGTGATCGGAATTGCCGCTGGAGCAATCACCCAGGCCGCGGTTGACGCCCTGGCCAAGATCGGAATCTACGCAACCCTCTGAGGGCTGCGACTCAAGGAAGGAGAGAATCTATGGATATTTTGACATTCATCCAGGGCTATCTGACCGTCTCGACCATCTCCAAGCTGATCGAGCGGAAACAAAAGAGAAGGTCCGTCGTGTTCGATACGATCTTCTCCCGGCGCACGCAGACCGGATTGCCGGTCGTGCGCATGGACGAATACATCGATACGATCCGCAGCGTTCCTGTGGTGACGCGGGGAGGGGCTTCGCTTACGGTCGGTGGTGGATCGAACTCCATCGCCATGATCGAGCCCATGCCGATCAGGCTCAACAGGCTGCTCACCGGGGCGCGACTGAACGACATGAGGACTCTCTTCGGAGACGGAGGCGCCCGAGGCCAGGCACTGGTCCAGGCCGAGATCGACCGGATGATCCTCAAGCTCATGGAGACAACGGACAAAACCCGCGATGCTTTGTGCGCTCAGGCCATCACCGGCAAGATCGACTACCAGATGCAGGCCGAGAGCGGATTTGTCCGGTACGGCGTCACCTATGGCAGCGGAACCCCCCTGTCTTATACAGTGACGAAAAAGTGGGACGCTTCCGGCACTGGAATCGGCGACATTCTCAATGATGCGATCTCCATCAGGCGCAAGCTGAATGAGGAGGGAGCGTCCGGAGAGGTGGGATTCCTGGTATCCGCGGAGGTCTTCGTTTCCCTGGCGAACAAGATCGTCACCTTGCCGGACTCAAAGAGAATGGGGGCGACGGTCGCAGCGAACGAGATCAACGTGGCCGGATTCGTGTTCACCTTGTGTGACGGATCCTATGACGACCGGAACTCTTCTGGTGAGGCTGTCGTGAAGCAGGAGGTCGAGGCGAAGAAGGCGGTAGCCTGGGTGAAGGATATTCCCGAGCTCACCTACTGTGCCGTCGACGACCTGGATGGAAACCTCGAGGCAATCCCGTTCTTCTCGAAGTCGGTGAAGGTCGAGGATCCTTCGGGCATCAGGGTCATCAGCGAAAGCAAGCCGTTCCCGATGGTGAGTGAGAAAGCCTTCTGCTGGTTCGAGCCCCTTGGGGACTAGTCCTGCGAAACCAATAGGAGGGTAAAAGCAATGGGAGTCGTCACCGTTAGTGATTTGAAAGCTGAGATAAAGATCTACAACTACAATGTGCTCACCGGCGGTGACGATGATATTGCCAGCCGCGCCATTCATAAGGCCACGATGTGGTGCGAGGCGAAGGTCGTGGCCGCTGGTGCGGTCTTCGATCCTTCCCTGCCCATCAATCGCGAGATTGTGATCAAGAGGGCGCTCTATGAATTGTACAGCTACGCAGAGAATGAGGAGGTCGCGCGCGACAAGCGTGAGGATGCCCTCGAGATGCTTCGCGCGGCCTATGGGGATGCGGTCGATGCAGCTGGCTATCAGGGCGGGTCCGTACAGCAGAATCCAATCCCCGCGGTATCGTTCAAAAAAGGCAGGATTTCCAAGCTGCCTGACGACAGGAGCCATGCATGAGAATCGTGGTGAAGCACACCCAGTTGGTCGAGGTTAAGAACCAGCCCATGCCCTCGCTGCTCAGGCAGGTCGGGGATTATATGGTAAGTTCCGTCCAGCGTCGCATCAACGGGGGTATCGGTCCCGACAACGCGCCTCTGACCGTCGCTGTGAAACGCGGATCCAACACCCTGCGCGATCGCGGCCAGCTGCTGTCATCCATTTCGTCCCATGTGACCGGTTCCCAGGTGGCTGTGGGAACCAATCGCCAGGGAGCGAAGACCAATCATTTCGGGCAGACGATTACAGCCAAGGGCAAGTGGTTGTGGATCCCGGCCTCAAGCAGAACCAGAACGCTGCAGCGCCGGTATGGATTCAAGGCTTCCCAGGTCATGTCCGGTCTGAAGGCCAGCGGACACAGCGTCTGGATCCAGAGCAAGAAGGGAGGATCCTCGGGAGTGGTTCTGGCGAAAAAGGGAAAGAAGGGAAAAGTGTTTGTTGTTTTTGTCCTTAAGAAAAGCGTTGTGATTCCAGCCCGTCCGTTCATGGTGATCGACCAGAACGATCGGGATACGATCAGGGCTTTCGCCCGTCGGCACCTGGGGGTGTCCAGATGAAATACGTGAAGCAGATATCGGCCGTGCTCAAGGCTTTTGAAAGTTATATGGCATCCGAGCATAATATGAAGGTGTTGTACGACCCCCAGCCAATTGTCATGGCCGAACCCCATGTGCGTCTTACGTTCGTGGGAGCCGATGAGAACGGAGCGTTCGACCGGCTGTTGTTCCAGGCTTCACTGGTAGGCAGCGGGGATGGTCCGGATGTGTTTCTTCCCGCCCTTATCGGCATGTCGATGCGTATCCAGGATATCTGGAGTTCGTGCCGCAACGATGGCAAGAGGTGGAAGGAAATCCCTGGCGATGGCGGGACCGTACGGATCCAGTTCAAGCCGGTTCAGAACGGCAGCGGCCAGTTCATACAGAACGAGATACAGGAAGGTGAGGCCCGTCAGTGGGCTTACACATATGCGGAACCACATATGGTGGTTCTTGAATTCAAGAAGGAGAGCAAAGATGAGTAAAAAGACCATCTACAAGCCTGACGGGATCGATGGCAAGCTGTACCCCATCAAGCTTGGGACTCTGGTTGAGCCGACTTCCGCGAAGTTCGATGGAGGATTTTGCCGCATCGAATCTCTTGGCGCTGCCAGTCATTTCGACGGGCTCAAGGATGCCCTGATCGACGGAGGAGAGGATCCCCGCGTCGGAGACGTCATTTATTTGGATGGATGGGAGGTGGTGGGAGACAACCCCCTTGCGGAAGGCGATACGGTTACGCCCCTGGAACTGGATGAGGACGATGCCTGCTGGGTGACCGACCGCGGGAGATCCGCTTCCAGGAACGTGTTCGATAAAACAACCCAATGCCAGGCCAAACGTGGTGACAGGGAATATTCCTACAACGCCTTGGGCGATGAGACCGGCGCGATCAGCGGGCTGTACGCGATCGGATCCGACTGGCAGCGTGAGATCGATTCCCGGTTCATCGAGAGGGTTGTCGACGACGGGGATGGCAAGATCACCAGGATCGGCAGGAAGAATACCCCGCTGCTGACAGCGCTCAGCTACCGTGAGACTTCGATCGCGGGAGAACAGGAGATCTGGCTGTTCCGGACATTGTTCGTTACCAGTGTCACCACCGACGCACCCCAGGACGGATCGGTCGGGTTCAACCTGAACTATACGGCGGGCTGGAGGAAGCAGGTCGAGAGGACCATTCCTGCAGCCGCATCGACTCCCGCAGAATAGGGAGGTTGCATGTCTGAACTGAAAGCCAGGGCAAGGCCCGGAAACCCCGCCCTGGTCGACTTTGTCGATCAACTCGGGGATGTTGTACAGAACGCAAGCTGTGTACCCGGATCCGTGAGGGTCTCGAAATCACAGATAGAATGCATGGCAAAGATTGTCATCACGATTGAAAGACCAAAGGAGTCGTCGCATGAAGATAGTGCTGCAGAAGACCAGGACGTTCGTTCCGAAATTCAACAAGAACAGGGAGCTGCCGGAGAAGGAGCAGATCGTAGTCGAGTACCAAAAGCCAAACGCCCGACAAAGGCGGACGCTCCGCAGGAACCTGTATCAGAGTGAGGCGGAGGGGCAGTCCGTAAAGTTCGAGGTCTATACGGACATCGATGGTACCGTCAGGGAGATTCCTTGCAAGATTAAACATTTTTCCGTGGAGGAGAATGGCAAGGCTGTCGAGGTGACCTCCCTTGCACAGCTGGTGGAGATCGAGGGTGAGGCTGCGGGTCTCTTCAATGAGATCCTGACCGAGATCTGGAAGGATGATCTGACTGCTGAAGACCTAAAAAACTCTGCATCGGCTTCCGCCTAGAGCTTGAGGGGCATGTCGGTGTCGTCAAGAGTTCTTGGTACGACGACCAGCCGATCAAATGCGGAAGTCGGATCATCAAGCGTAGGGATATCTCCAGATATGTCGGCGAGAGCTTATGGGACGCAGTGAGGATCTGGAGGGAGTGGAAACGGTTCGGCCTGCCCGGAGGAGGTGGTCCAGACAATGAGACGGCAGCGCTGATAGACATGTTGATGGCGATGGAAAATGAATTCGAGTCGGCTCAGTCCGACGCCAGGGCCCGGTGAGAAAAATCACCGGCCCTTTTTTGTATCATGGTATCAGGAGATGCCATGGCCACCATCACTACCGATATCCTGCAATTGATCATACAAGCCGACCAGGCGGACGCCCAGGAAGTGCTCAAGAGCTGGCGCAAGAGCGTCGATGATGCGAAAGCTGCTCAAGAGGCACTCGGGGTGGCGACCGATGGCGCCGCCTCAAAAATAGGCAGGATGACACCTGAGGTCCGGGAGGCGGGCAAGGTGGCAAGCCAGCTTGCAGAAGCCCAGAGCGACCTGCAGGATGCCACCGAGGCGACATCCTTTGCCGCCCAGGAGGCTGCTTCCGCCCATGAGGATTTGTCCGACGCGGCCAAGGAGGCTTCCGCAGCTTATGAGGAAGTCGCAGATGCGGCCGATGCCGCGTCTTCAGAACATGATGATTACGCTGCGGCCGCAAACGAATCAAAGGGCGCGTCCGATGCAATGTCTGAGAGCACTGCAAAGAATACCGAAAATCTCAAACATTACGCCCTGCAACTGATCACCAGCTATTTCACCATCCGCGAAGGAATCAAGCTGTTCAAGGAAATGGTCCGTCTGGGTGCCGAGAACATCGATTCTTATATGAGGTTGGAAGGAGTCTTACAAGCCACCGGCAATACGATCGGATTCAACTCGGCACAGATAAAGACCATGGCCTCAGAGTTGAGAAGGTCCACCGGCTTGGCCGAAGCTACCATCATCAGTGCGGCGGCAGGTCTGAGCGTATTTGAGAATATTTCAGGAGAGGTGTTTGAGAGAGCCCTCGAGCTCTCTGCCGATCTGGCTGCCCTTTGGGGTGATGATTTCAGTACCGCAGCAAAGAAACTTGGTCGTGCGATGGAGGATCCGTCCCAGGGGTTGCGCCAGCTGAGGGAAAGCGGGGTTGTCCTGAGCTCGCAGACGCAAAAGCAGATCCGTGAGTTCATGGAGCTGGGACAGGTATATGAAGCCCAGCAGATTCTTCTTTCAGAACTGGACCGGCGCGTAGGCGGATTGGCGTCCACCATGAACGATTCTGCCGCAGGCAGCCTGCGTCAATTCAAGACTGTCTGGCAGGAATTGTGGGGCGCTATCGGAGAGGACATCCTGGAAACCTGGTGGTTCCAGGGGTTGTTGTTCCAGATCGACAAATTTTTGGACAAGCGGCAGGATGGCAAGATAAGCAGCGAGTTGATCTACCAGCAGATGACTGGATCCTTGGATCAGTACCTGTCCCGCATGAGTTCGACTGAACTTGAGATAGCTCTCAAGGTCGTCGAGGACGAAACCTCATCGAAGAATGTCCTGCACATGCAGACCGCCTATATGAAAAACCAGCAGGACATCGCCGCTTCGATCAGCGATCGTCTTGCTGTGCAGCTTGAACTCGAGGCTGCACAGGCCCGTGCCGACCATGCCGAGGCTGTCCGCGAGCGCAATGCGCGCGACCGCATGGAGCGTGAGGCGGCATTGCTCGAGCAGCAGAAGAGCGCAACTTCGGAGCTTTCGGTTCTCTATGCGATGACATCCGAAGGCCGCCTGAAGCTGGCGACCGAGGAACTTGCCGCCCTGCATGAGCGTCTTGAGATTGACCGAGCTACCGTAGAGTGGTGGGAGCAGTCCGGCTATGAGGCTCCTGCCTGGATCGATGAGGCCCGCACACGTATTCCCATGTATGATGCGGTGATCCAACAGAAGATAAACGAGCTGAACGAATTGAAGAATGTCGAGCCGTCAGCGGTTGAAGCTGCTTTGAAGAGTTGGTTCGGGGATTCCTCCGCAGGAGACTTTGCGCTGAACATACCTCTTTCTTTTGATTTTGGACGTTCTGAGATGGAAACGATGGAAGAGCAGCTCTCAGTGTTGAGATCAAAGATCAACGAGGTATGGTCGGCAGGGCCCGCCGAGGGTGATGCGGGGCAATGGCAATCTGCTTTGGATGATCTGTATGCTCAATATAGCAGCATTTCGGAAGAGTTGGAAAAGCAGAAGGTTTTCATATCCAGCCAGAAGGCTGCTGCGACAGAGCTCAAGAAATTGTTGTCGGAGCGGGAGGCTTCGGAGCTTGCCATGGTTGAATATGCCGCGGTGCTTGCTGCATATGAACACGAGGGTTTGATTACTGCCGAGGAGCGCATAGCCCTGTATGATATTGAAGAGAAGAGACTGGGGCTTACTGCACAGCAGGCCCGCCAGCTGAAAGACCATCTGAAGGAAATGACCGAATCTTTGAGGGAACAGTTTTTCACAGCAGAGGCCATGGGTTTGAGGGTCAGCGACGTGTTCTCAGATATAGGTTCTGCAATGGCCGCGGGCAAGGATGGCCTGGATGCAATAAGCGACGGATTGCAGGCGTTCGCCAGCGATATCCTTGGGCAGATTTCCTCCATGGCAATAGCTGCCGGCCTGCGCATGATCGTTGAGCTTGGTGTGGCGGGCATTCCCGCCGCAATGGGTCTCTTCGCCCTCGGTGGTGTTGCCGGTATTTCCGCCGGATTCTTCAGCGGATCAGGATCCGGCATCGATGCTTCGCTTATGTCCTCACTGAACGAAGAGGCGAAGATCAGGGAAAGGTTGAACGACGAGCTGCGTGAGCAATTGAGTATGGAAGCTAGTTTGCTTCGTAGGCAGCTCGACCGAAACCTGATCAGTGAGGAAGACTATATTGCCGGTATTAATGAAATTCAAGGTCAGCGTGTTTTTGGCGATGCTCAGTCCGATGTGTTGGATGCGACCAGGACCAAGCTCTCCGATATCGATTCCAAGCTGTCCTCGATGAGCGGCTGGGAAAAATTCTGGTCGAATAAAGATGAGCAGATGCAATCGCAAGCTGACCGCATCTCGGCATTGGCAGCACAGGTGAACACGGCCACGGCCGATGAGCTGCGCTCGATCATCAGCCAGCTCCAGGAGCTTGGCGTCGACCTGGGGACAATACCCAAGTTTGCATCCGGTGGTGACTTCATAACGGACGGCCCTATGCTGGCCATGTTGGGTGACAACCGATCTGGTCGCGAGCATGTGCGCATCACTCCGCTTGGATCTTCCGGCGGCCCTGCTTCCGGTCATACGATGATTATAAACGGAGGCATCTGGGGTGTCGAGGATCTGTACAAGAAGTTGGAGATGGCCGGAGTCAAGATAGGAGATCGTAACCGATGACCTATGAACTGCTTACCATAAAGCTCACCTATCCGGATGGCTCGGTCCATGATGTTTCCGATCTTCTGGTTCCGGATTCCTATCAGGAAAAGCTATCGCTGTGCGGGGAGGATCGAAGAAGTTCAATCAACTCTGCAAGCTTCTCCTTATATTATAGCCGCGATTTGTTTTTGGATCTGGCGGCGATGGTTGATCTTTTGCGTGTATCGGTATGGTCCGACATCGATGAGATTTTTCGCGGCTATATCGACCCGGTGGGGACCGTCCAGATTGTCGGCCTGGATGAGGTCAGCCCCATTCCCATGGAGGCGGTGGACCAACTGTCCTTGATGGACGGGGATGTCACCGACGATCTTTCCTATCCCCCTGTCCTGGGGGACGCTCCCTGGAAAGTGTATGATCCGGACGACCTTCCCCATTCAATACTGTTCGATCTTCTGGTCCGCCTTGGACTGCATGAGAACATCGCCATGGATGCTCCGGCCATTCTGGATACAGTCCGCCACTACTCTGTTACTGTAGGGTCCGGGAATTGGAAGCAGGCGGTGGACGACTTGTTGTTTGAACGTCGTATGGTGATCACCAGCGACGGACCTTACATTACCTGGATGCCTTGGTCCGAGGATACCCCGATTCCTGTTGCCATCATCAGCGAGGATCATCTGTTGTCCCAGACCCCGCTGTCGATCGGCACAAGATACGATCGCCATGATGGAGACAAGGTGGAATGGTCCAAGGCCATGCTTATTGAGAACACTCGGCTATGGGAGGGCTCAACCCCTATTGATGAATCCAACGCTTTTCCAGGTGAGCTTATTGCTGCTGGAGATTATTGGCCCGAGGATTCTGATATTGAGGAAATGTGGCAGGAGTATCAAAACACATGGCTTGACATCCCCTATCTTGCTGGATCCACCAGGTTGAAAAATAAGGATGTATCTTTGCTTGCCACCGGCTCCTGGTATGTGAAGGATGCCAAGGATCCGGATGTCGCATTGGATCCGGTTGGCGAAGGGTTGACGGTGGACTTCCGGGCAAAGCGGGCACGTCTGAGATACCTCAACAGCGGGGATGCGGCGCAGCGTCTTTACTATACCCGCATATATGGGGATGCGCTGATCAGGTCGCAGAAACCCGATGTTACTGTGCCAGCTACGGCCAGGCGTCCGGAGACCTATACATCGATCACCATCTTTGATTCTGATACAGCCGATGCCCTGGCGCGTGCTTTGTACAACCAGCGACGGTACGGGAAGGTCCAGGCATCGTTCAAACTGGAGGATGCCTATAAGCCCGGGACTGTAGTGGAGGTGTATCACGAGTCAGAGGATCTTCGGATACTGGCAAGGATCATCGACCGTACTGTTACCCGGGGATCCGCGGGACTCTATTCGTATGTCGCTGAAGGATGCGCTGCCATTTCCGCCGGCGCTTTGCGTAGGAGTGGCTACCAGGGATCTGTGGTTAACCGGCCTCCGATCGTTCCTCAATACCAATATTCCCCAACCTCGGACGGGCCCTGGCATACACCATATGTAGAGGGAGACTTTTATTACCGACTCAGTGTGGATGGCGGGGTGACGTGGACAGTTTCAATCCGATTCAGGGGGGAAGCGGGCTCTCCTGCCCCCAGATATCTTGGCAAGGTCCTTGAGTTGCCTCCCGATCCCCAGAAGTATGACTTTGTGCTGTTTGCTGAAGACGATACCGGAGGCTATCAGTTCGGGAAGGTGTATGTATATAACGGTACCGGATGGGAGGAGACTCACGCATCGGACTATATCATGTCCGTTGGTGCCGACGCCCAGAAGCTTGCCTATGATACGGGCCGGGTTGTCTATGCTGCAGAAGTGTTCGCTTGGTATTTCGTCGGCCGCAATCTGGTCATAGGTCCGGGTAACGGTACTGCCGGATCCGGATTGCTATTCGAGATTCTTAGCGGGGATGAGGACGCGGTCCCCGCAGTTCCTCCCATCATTCGGGCCCGGTATGGTGCCAATAAGTTGTGGAGGATCGATCCTGTTGCCGGTGACTTCGAGATCGGTGACTACGCTGGTGGAAAAGGAGCAATCTATAACGGTGCGACCGGTGAGTTTTTCGGCAAGTTCAGCGAGTTGAGGAATGTTCTGCCGTTCCAATTCATGGATTCGCTCGACGGCACCCACCCGATGGAGACGGAGTTTTTTATTCCCACCGACACGGTTCGGATTGTCAGCGTAAAAATCAATGCCCGCGGGTCTAAATATCGCGCATATTCATATGCGCTGGCCGTTAATGAACCCTTCTGGGGTAGAACAACTGAAAGCTCGACACCATCGATGAGCCTTACTTTCAACTCCTTCGGCTCGACAGGATCTGCTGGAGATCATAACCATAGCTACGATAGGGCAACCGGTACCGGCAATGGCGGTGGCCATTCGCATTCACTCAGCATGCCGTTTTATGATAACGCGTCCACCAGCAGTGTGAATATTAATGGAAGCTATCACTCACATGGATATCAGATGCCGACCGGTACCGGCTCGGTCGGTGATCATAGTCACGGCATCAGTTCCTCCAGCGCAAATACCGGGTCTTCAGGCAGTCATTCTCACTCTGTGAATCTTGCCAATGGAATCTCTGGCGGAGCCCATACCCATCAGTACAACATCGAGCACGACCACCAGATCCAGTTCGGAATATTCGAAGGTACGACTCCGGCAAACGTATTGTTGTACATAGACAATGGTTCTGGTTATGGATCTGGAATCTCCCTGGGATCCAGCACTGTACTCGCCTCCAATCTTGATATCACTGCGCACTTGAGCGGGA